TTCACATGCTTGTGTTAAAATTTCGTATTCAGTGCTATCGCCTTGAATCATAATTTAAATTGTTGCAGTATTTGTAATTTTTCTTCAGCTTCTGATATTTTGGTAACTAATTTATCTAATTCATCGATGTGTTGTGGGTGCTCACCAATTGCTACAGGTTTTTCTAAATATATTTGAATAGTTGCATCTGCTTCAGATATCTGAGCATGATACCTATCTTCTAATGCTTGTAGCAATGTTGCTCTTAGACCCATACCGAATCTATATATTATTTAGTATTTTTGTAAACTAAAAAACGCCTTCAAATTTACCACCTTTTATAGCACAACCCATACCTCTAACCTTAGCTTCTCCACCATGATTAAATTTAGGAACAGGTCTACCTTTAGCCGAATCTCCATAAAGACTAGTAGTAGTATCGATTGTCATAGATCTAGAAGGTTGTAGTTTATCTCTAGATTGGGGCTCACGATTGTATTCTTTTTTCTTTTTTTTCTTACCGTAAATATCTTTTATTATTTTTTCAGATTCTGTTTTTAATTTTATAAGTTCTTTGGAATCAGAATTTTTAGCTTTAACAAGCATATTGTGTCGTCTGTTTTTTTCTTTTCTTTCTTTATCAATTGAGGAAGTACGTCCTGCATACTTTCTAGTATCATCACCTTTTTTTCTAATTGGCATTATATTTTTCCTTGTCCTTTTAATCTTTTTATATCACCTTTTGTAAGGCCTGTTAAGTCTTTAGATTTTTTTGTTATTATTACCGTATTTGGTTTTATCGCGTTTATGTCGGGTGCTACTTTATCAAGATTCCAAGGTCTAAATAATTTTTTTATCCATTTCCACATTTTATGTCCTTACGTTATTTGGTTTTGGTCCTTCATTACTTGCCATTCTTTTTCTGGCAACAGCAGAGGCCTTTTGCGACTTTGACATCGCTGTGGCTTTTGCAAGTGGTACGCACTTCGGGTATTTTCTTTTTGAAGAGCCTGCAGATTTTCTTCCACACTCTTGATATTTGCCACCTCTTTTTTTTGCTCCAATATCTACCCATTTTTCACTAAACCATTTTGTTAATCCACCTGATTTCATACCAGGTACACAATTAGGAACCGTACGATTCCCTTTTTTTTTCATACCTTTTTGAACGTAGCCTTCCCAACAAGAACCTTTCTTGTTCACTAAAATACACCTTTAAAATTAGTTCCTCTAATAGCTGCTCCTCCACCTCTTGCTAATTTTATTGTACTTAAACTTTTAGCTTGTCCCTTATGTAATTTAGATGCTTTTTTTAATCCCTTAATAACTTTATTAATTTTGTTTTGACCACCTTCTGAAAACTTTTTAGTAAAAGTTATTTTTCCACCTTTAGTAGTTCTTTTATCAAATTTATTTTTTGATTTTCCGTAGTTACCTTCAATAGTTATATTACTTGATTTTCCAACTTTAATATTTTTACCGTAAGTAATATTTTTTGATTTAGTTTTTAATTTATTATCACCCTGTGTTTGTGTATTTTTATTTTTACTGATACCAAAGTTACCGTATTTAGAATAAATATCTAAACCAACTCCTTGATCATCTATTTTTGTATTACCACTCTGTGATGATTGTTTAATAATGTAAGGAGCTACGTCTACACCTTTTTTAGCTTTAATAACTTTTATTTCAGCGCCCTTAGAAGCTTTCTTAGGTCCCCAATCTTTTCTTTTTACTCCTGAAGGGTCCTTTGCTTTTCCTGCACAAATTTTAGATGCATATGCATTAGCGTAAGCTGATGGATAAACTTTAAATTTTCTTTTTGCAGCTGATTTTCCTCTAGCGCATAATTTTGTCATATTTTTTGCATTCCTGGATTAGTTGATAATATATTTTTTTCCGCTCTAGGTCTAGCTACTGAATCTTTACTTCTTTTACGTAGTTGAGCAACTGCAGATTCTTTAATTCTTTTTTCTTTAATTAATTTTTGTAAATCTCTAGCTAAATTCATTTTTTATCCTTATTCATTCCGCCCCTGAAGATCTGGGTTCCCTTTATACCATAGATGCTCGCCACGACAAGAATCCACAAATTTGTGAACCAGCTCGGAAGCTGCGAGAACATGTCGAAGAACAATTTTACTTTGTCCATCGCTCCGGGGTCGTCACTTATGACAGCCCAACTCAGGACCGCTATTGGCGCTGACAAAATTATTAAAACTGCCTCGTCTTTCCAGTCTGAATTTCTGGATTCTAAAAGTTTTCCTTGGTAAGCTTCCTCACCTTGAGCCATCTTTCTTGCATGCATCATTTGTGCGTCCGCCATCAGCATCTTTGTCTCTTGACGCTTCTTGAAGATGTGCGTACCTGCTTGTGCCGCCAATTTTATCGCGCTTAACCACATGATATTTATCCTGTCTCCTTTTACTCATGAATTCTATCATTTTATCCATTACAAGGAAAGCCCTGTAACCATTGATTCTCCATCTCCAGGTCGGAGTATGGTGTGGTTTTCTTATTTTACAAGGAAACATCTGACCTTTAAACATATCTACAAATTTTTGTAGTGTATCTCGGTCTGTCATCTCTATTGTGCAGGCAAATTCTTTTTTTCTTCCTATTCCCTTTGACCAAATGCCAAAACTTCCTTCTCCATCAAATATTCCAGCTAAAAAAATTAATTTAGATTGTACTGGAAGACTTTCGTATGAGTTTTTTGGTGTATTGCTTAACACTTTTAAACTTCTTTCGGGTTAGTCCTTGTGGGTTTGGCCCTTTTTTAGGCGGTGGGCCATAACGTACGCCTCCACTTAATCCTCTTTCATTATTTCTTGGCAATTTTTTCTCTCGCTACTTTTAATCGTTCATCAGACTGTTGTGCTTGTTCACTTAACTTATCATATTGGAAATCTAATCTAGATGCTTCTTGTTGCATGTCCATTTGAGCTCTCATTTTTGTCTCTTCAGCTTTTCTTTGAAGGTCCATAGCTTTTAAATCTATCTCTTGCTGTTTTAATTTTACAAGTGGGTCTTGTTTTCCTGCTGCTTGTTGCATTTCCCCTTGAATTAATTGTTCTGTAATCTCTGCAACAGCAGTTGCCACTGCTTTATCAAATCTAATTTGAAATTCTTGTGGATTTGATTGTTGTAGCATGGTCATATTGGGATCACTCATTAATTGTTCTCTTACTTCTTGTGTTGCTTTAAATGAAACGTGATCAGAAATATGAGATTGCAGTAAAGCATAAACAGGTGGATTGATTTGAACCATTCTAGATTGCATAAATGCCATGTGAGCTGCAATATGAGCATCATGATCTTGAAATTCAAAAGCAGTTAGTAGCTGCATCTGCAAAGCACGTGCATTTTCTTTCGCTGGATCCATTGGTTCAGGAGCCGGTGGCGGTGGTTTCAATAATGCTTCAATTTGTTTAGTGCCTAACGCTTCATAAACTCTTCTGTATGCTTCATGAATATTGTGTAGCTGTGGATTTGATTGAGCTACTTGTAATTGTGTCTGTGCAAGCATAACTCTTTGAGCCATGCTCATAATATTGGGATCAGCGACTGGTAAAATATCTACCTTGTTATCAAAATCTTGTGCTTTAATCATTCTTGGACCACCATAAACATCATAAGGATATTCCGGGGGTAAAAACTCACCCATAATTCTTGCTAAAATTTTAAATTCTATTTTCATAGCGTAGTAACAACGCTTATGAACACCACTCATTACACGTGATCCTCTTTCCATTAAAGCAACTGTAGTTCCCACCGATCTATTTTGTGTATCGTTACCTACACCTGAATCAGTAATAGCAGCAAACTTTTGTCCTGCCTGAACTAAGAAACCTAATAGATTAAATAAAGTTGTTGAGGGTTCTGTAAAGGGTAAATTAAAAAATTGATCTCTAATATTACCACCAGGTGCATCTACATCTCTAAACTCTCCTGGTTGAATTGGTTGATCATCATCTCTAACTCTAATACCACGGGATTTAAATCCTGCGGGTAAATTTTTTAAAGTACCTGCATCAATTAATTGTCTTAAAGATTGTGTTGCAGCTTGTGATAAACCACCAATCATATGTGTAAGGCCAAAACCATAAAAGCCAAGGCCGGGTAAAAATTTGTAATGTACGAAATATTCAATTCTTTTGTATGTAGGATCATCAGGTCTGTAATTTCTATAAATAGATAAAACTTCTCCTGAGCTTTCATCAATAGTAACTACATAAGGAATTTTTACATTCTTTGCACGTGAATCAAACTTCTCATCATAATCATCTAAATGTAAATCAACATGCATTTCTAAAATTGTATTTAAAGCATCGTCACCAGTACTTTTAACACCTTCAAGCTCGTCTATCTTATCTTGCACGTTGTCCGTTGTCTCATTATTGCCTGTCAATTCTACTTCACGGTAGAATCCTGCTGACATTTGTTTTAAGACTTCGTTCTCCGTCATTTTTTGTACGTGTGTAATTCTATCTGTATCTTTTAAATCTGAAGCATAATAGGGAACTACTAAATCTTCTGCTGGAATAAATTTAGATACAGGCCTTTGCTTTAATGAGTCGTAATATATTTTTTTAAAAGTGCTACCGGACAATGGTAAATAAAAAAGCATTTGGTCCATATCCGTTGTATACTCTTCCATCTTTTCCATGAGCATGTAGTTCATGTACTCTTTAACTCTATCTGCTTGCATCTCAATTGGTGGTGTTTGAATTCCAACAATTTGAGTTCTTACAGGGCCATCAGAAGGTACTAGTTCTTTATAAGCTTGTGCTTGAAATTGTGTAACACTTTCCGCTAACAACGGATGAGTGACATTGGATGCACCTTTAAATGGTCTGGATACTTCTCTATACCTAACACCTAAAAGATCTAAACCTTTTATGTAAGCCTCTTCCCATTCTTTTCTTGATTCTCTATCTTTTTTATAATCATCGACAAGTTCAGTGGACATACGAGATAAAGTTCTCTCGTCCATGTCTTCTGCTAAATTAGCATTAAAATCATCTTGAAGTTTTTGTTCAGGAGATTCTTCTCCTTCTATTGTTACTTCGTCAACTTCCTCATCGATAATAGGCTGGCCTTCTTGTAATTCTACTTTTTCTTCTTCCGTTATTTCAGGAATATTACTTTTCTCAACAGCCATATATATTTATCCTTTTAGCCTTACCGTGGCTGAATAGCAACTAATAAAGTTTAGTCGCTTTGTTTCTGCCAAGCTTACAGCTAGCAGTAACCGAGCCACCTTTATTATATTTTTTCATCGTCATTCCTCCACCCATTTTTTTTAAGGGAGTCATAATCATATTTTCTCTTTTTTTTCTAAGTCTATCCCCTGCATCACTTCCCATTCTTCCACCTGGTGTAAGTTTTCCAATTCTTTCCATTAATCTTTTAAGACCACTTTTAGTTTTGTCAGACATTCTTTTGCTTTCGTCTGCTCCACCACCTTTTTTAGATCTCTCTTTAAAACGATTAAGTTGTTGCTTAAGTTTTGCAAGTCTTTCCTTATTCATCATGTTTCCAGGTTTTGGATTTTTAGAACCACCTACTGGTCCACCTGTTTTTTTACCAAGAATTCTTTTAGCTAATAGTGCTGGAGATAAAAACTCTGCTCCCTTTGCACCTTTCTTTTTTGCTTTTTTCATAGCCATTATTCCTAGGAATGCTTTTTGTACTTTACCTGGTTTAACTTGTTCGTCTTGAAGGCCCATGCCAGATGTTCTAGCTGCGCCATATCCTCTTGTTGATTTATTCATCATAGCTCCTTTGTTTGCTGCTGTGTATTTTAATTTAC